CACCGGAAATCTTGCCGTCAACGCCGCGTGTGCCGTGACGGAAATCGGCGCGCTGCTGATCTGCGCGGATTTCCTTCGAAGCGTAGGTGTTCTTTGTCAGGTTAAGGTCGGAGGTCAGACGGCGCAGCAGTTTGCCGCTTGACTGGCCTGGTGCTGTGCCCCAGGTGGTTTCCTTCTTGTAGCGTAACTGTTTATTTACGCCGGTTGCGATAGCCATGGTAATGCCTCCCCAAAAAGAAAAAGCCCCTTGCGGGGCTCTCGGTGACTACAAATAAAAAAAGCCACCTATGGGGGTGGCTGGTGGTACTGCAAACTGTTATTGGTTATGGATCAGCGAAATAGCGGACGCTCACCATGACTACCCATCTGCTCCCATCGGCAAAACCTTCATTTATCGATGGCGTGCGCAGGATGCGCGTCGTGATTCCTCCACTCGGCCACGAACTGCCGCGATAGAACTTGTCGCGCACGAGCATTGCTCTATCGTTGATATCTCCTGTGCCGACATTGCGCGGATAGCGCAGCCATACCTGCATGAACCCTTCCTCGCGATAGGTATCGCCATACACGGCGTTATTCGCAGGAAGAGGTTTGAATTCGACGGATTGGTATGGGATGTCTGAGGATGGAGGTGTGAAATCCGTGTTTTCGTATTCGGTTAAGAGTGTCGGCGTAATGGTTGCCAATGCCGTTTCGAGTGCAGCGCGGATGGATGGATGGCTCACGTTTTCACCTCATGCACTGCCTTGACTACGAAGCGTTCGAACTCCGCAACAGTTGGACCGACTATGCCGTTTGGTGCCTGTGTCTTAGAGTGGCCATCTTCCAATTCCTCTGCATATGGAAGCGAGTTGGCGATGTAGAAAACATCGCCGCGTTTCCCCTGCTGCGCTCCCTCTGTAATGCGTTGGATGGATGCCGCGCCGCTCTTGTCAATGATGTCAAATACAGTGGTAGGTATATTGTTGATGCCGACAGCCCAATTAGCTCTGAACCTGCCGCCAACGTAGCCTTTCGGTGCAGGATGCTTCCAAAGGTCCGGATTTCCGACAGGGCTTTTCTGCACCAACGATGCGCCTATTTCGAGCACTGTCTTGCGGCACGCCATATCCAATTGCTCTTTCGTCTTGGCGCAGAACTTGTTGATGTCGAGGGCGAATTGGCGAACGTTGCTCATGTCTGCCTCACCCACATTTTGTATATTGTTGGCGCGTCTTCAACGAACGTAGTCCACACGCAGACAACGGCCCATTCTTCTAGGTCCATCACGATACGATCACCGGATGACGGCCCTGTTATATCCAGAGCAGCGACATAGACATATCTGTCCGCATGTATCCTGTTATGCTCGTCTGTCGTGGTTTCTTTAGCACCAACGACAGTGGCCTTGATGACCTTGCTTGTCTTGACAACTTCAGTCCTGCCCGTAGCCGTGTTATAAACGCCGGGATTGACAAGGATGTAAGTGACGGTCTTTCCCGAACTGTTGATCATCCGCTTTGCGCTTGTGCGTGCGCGGTCGCTCTTCTCGCTCATGATCGCACCAATCGAATGGTATTGCCACCTACCGCGATGAACGGTGCCAGCATCGCGTCTATCTCCCTGTAGCGAACGTATTGCGATCCAGGCGCGTACCATGTCTCCAATACGTCGATCTTTTCGCGGATTACCTCGCGCTGCAGGTCAGGCGCAAGAGGACCGGAAGAGGCACGCAGAGCGAGTTCAGCGCATGCGTTGACAACTTCTTCCGGCACGATCGTATCCAGCACATATCCGTAATACTGCGCATCGGGGATGGTGACGCCATAGCGCGGCCAGTCAAGACGCTGCGTGCTTGTCTTGCGCATTCCTTTCCATTGAAGGCGATAGAACGCCTGCATGTAGTCAGTGGCGCGGACCAGTGCGCTTTCCTTGTCAGCGGGATCGAGATCAGACCATGCCGAGTTACTCCTAGCAAGATGGTATGCATCGGCTGCGGCTACACTGCACAGACTCACAGCATCGGACTTGCCGGTCCCATCCTCAACGATGATCGCCATGTCAGAGCTCCTTCACTTTCAGGTACAGCGTCTTGCTCTTCTTCTGCCCGTCAGCGCAGGTAATCTGGCAGGTAATCGGGTATTTCGTGCCGATGACAAGCGTTGCCGCATTCGCCTTCGATACCTGCGCCGTCACCACGCCACCTATCGCGCCTGCGGTCGTTGCGGTCAGAAGAGGATCAGGCGTGAGCGTGTGAGAGACGTAGGTCGTGCCCTGATCCGTCAGCCATTCGGCGAAGTCGAACGGAATGTTGATTGTGTCGTCGGGGTCGAACTTCCCCCACGGCTTGTCCGGGTCATCTACGTTCCAGAAAGTACCAGTCGTCATCGGTTGCCCCTAAGTGATCGTATAGGTCTGGTTCGCCGCTGGAACCGTGTATTGCCGCTGATCGGCTGCTATCGTGTAGGTTTGATTTGCCGCTTCGACCGTATAGGTCTGGTTATCCGCTGCGATGGTGTAGGTACGGTTTTCAGCAGCCACCGTATAAACATGGCTTTCGGCTGGCACCGTGTACCGCATCTCGTCCGAGATCACCGGAATGATGTTGTTTCCGGTTGATGACAGCGTGAATGCTTCAAGCGTTACGCCTAGGTTGCCGACAATTGCAACCTGTGCGTCTGATGCAAGACCTACCGCAGACAGCGTCACATCGGCAACGCCATGCACTTCTATCTGCGCCGCACCGCTGGCCGTCACATCCGCGAGCAGCGCATTGACAGTCGCATTGATGCTTACCGTCGCATCCGACGATACGGACACGGCACCAAGCATCACGCTGGCCTGCGCGTGCGTTACTACTGACGCATCCGACTGAGCGGATATAGCACCGAGCGTCACGTTCAGGTCACCAACGCTCACGGTTCCAATGCTGCCGGTTGCGTCCAGCGTCACGGCTCCAAGCGTAGATGACAGATCGGCTAAAACCAGTGCGCCCGCATCTGCAGCAATCGTTACCGCGCCTAGCGTGTTGCTGGCGTCCGCTACGTCCAGTACGCCGCCATCTGCGGATGTAGTCACTGCGCCAAGCGTTGCAGATAGATCAGCAACGTCAAATACGCCGCCGGATGCCGAGGTCGTTGCCGCGCCGAGCGTTGCGTTCAATGCGCCCGTGTCGGGATGACTCGCATCCGCCGACAGAGACGTGCTGTCAAGCGTAACTGACGCACTTCCAGCAATAGCCACGGTTCCGGCAGAGGATGCGGTGACGGCTCCGAGCGTCGGCGTGGCCGTACCGACTATCGCGACAGTTCCCGCAGCGGAAGAAGTCACGCTACCGAGCGTTACGCTGGAACTGGCAGCTATGGGCAATGTCGCAGCGGCACTTAGCGTGACTGCGCCTAGTGTTGCGCTCAGGTTCCCTGTTCGCCCTCCGCTGCCGACTGAACCGTCAGCCGACAGTGTTGCCGCGCCAAGTGTCGCGTTGACCGTACCGTACCGGACGATCGGTGTTCCCCATGGCGCATAGTTCGTCGCGCCTGCGGAGCTTTCAGGATAGGTTCCCGCAGTTGACGAATCGTAGATCGTGAACCAGTTGCTGTTATCGATCGAGACTTCCGTCTTGACCGTGCTGAACACGCGCGCATCGTCATAAAAGTGCCAGCGCGTGATCGAGTAAATCTCGTAGATCGAGCCAAGGTCGATTGTCACCGTGGCAGGATTACCGTTACCTGACAGATAACTGAAACTGTTGTTAGTCACGCCATCGGTGACCAGCCCAACTGATCCTTCGAGCACCGTGAAATTCACAGTCGGCGTGCGGTTCAGCGCCAGATTCGTGCCGGAAGCGTCCTTCGCCTGGATCTCCACCCAATAGTTCGTACCGTTGACGTTCGATCCGCCAGACATCGAATCGCGAATGTACCGAACCGCGCCTGTCTTGAATGTCAGGTTTTCCGCAAGTTCAACGAATGCCGCATGGTTTGATACCGTTGCGTTTTCCGTCGTGTTGGTCGTGGTTCCGTCGTAATAGGTGGTGCAGGTATAGGCAGTTGCCATCGCCTGCGTGAACGAAGCCCAAAGTTCTACCACCACCACATCGCCATCCAGCGCCGATACAGACGAGGTGGACAGCGTGAACGTCGAAACCTGCTCCGTCGAGGCAGCGGTGGCCTCAGTGCTTGATCCGGTTATTCCTCCGCCTATCGCATCCGTCAGCGTCCCTACCTTCGCACCTGTGGACGGACGCCATACGTAGATATTCGCTGAGTTGACGAAGAAGTTCGCAGAGGTATTGCTCTCTGCGTCTGCCACGTTGATCGTCAGCGTGCCACCGCCTACCGTCTGAGATCCGGACAGCGGACGCGATACCCACATGCCGATAAAACCGTTCTGCGCAGATGTTGATGCAGATGAAGTACCGGCAATGGAGGTCTGCGCCTTGCCGGCAACAGGGTCCATCATGCGCAGCGTAGTCGCTCCCGTTGCACTCCATGTCGGTGCGGCAGAGGACTGTTCGCCGCTCGGGTACGTGCCCGACATGCCGTGCGCTACCGCATGCAGGTATAGCCGCGTGCTCACAGGTATTCCCCACTCAGCGTACAGTCAGGGAAGTTATCCTTGATCTCCGGACGAACTGGACAATCCAGCGCAGGACGATCGCCTACTGCCCCCTCCCAACATGCGCCGCATTGGATGCATGTGCCATCGATGCGCCACCGTTCTCCAGTAGCGGGAACGAGATAGATCACGGATGACTCCGTACTTGACTCGATCACCACGTTTGGATCGCAGGTAGGCGTCATGACTTACTACTCAGGAATTAGCTGCAGTCAGGGTGAAGGTATTGACTGTGACTGTTTGACCACTCGCTATTGACACGTTGTCCAACGTGAGATCGCCCCCGCCACCGGTTGCGGTAACGCTGCCCTGAATGTGGCATGTGGTTCCAGCGGAATCGTAGACGCGGAAATATCCAGCGTTCGTGCCTGCGCCTGCATTGGCATGGCCTGTTCCGGACCATGTGCCCGATTTGGCTTTCGAGCCAGACGATGCAGCAGCGAGGTAATCAGACGGCAGCGTGATCTCGCACAGCATTGTTCCGGAAGCGGCTGTAGAGGTATTGGCCGGAGCAGATCCTGAATAGAATCGCAGCAGCGGTGCGGTGCTGATCGTGGTTTCGATGGAATCAAGCTCGGCGTTGCGCACGCTGGCTGAAAACTGGATGGCCATGGATGAACTCCCTGTTCAGAAATGAAAAAGGAGCCGTATGGCTCCTGTATGCGTGGTGTGGGGTTTTTTATTCGGGTTTGGACTTGATCTTGCGAGGCTTGCTGTGCTGTTCGGCGTGATGCTCTGCTTCGTCGAAGAGGACATCGGTATCCGTCAGGTCTTCCTTGTTCTTCACGTAGTAGCCGTGCGGATTGCCTTCTGTGACAGGACATACGACCTTGACTGTTTCAATCATCTGAATCTCCAAATGAAAAAGGAGCCACCGAAGTGGCCCCTTGATTGATCAGCCGAGCAAGATGCCGATGTTCTGGCGTTTCCATGCCTTCATGCCATACACGCACTGCACGTCGAACATCGCCTTGCCGTAGCCGCGATAAGCACGAACGTCAAATACCAGACCGGACCACGGGTCTTGCACCATCAGCTCGTCAACAGCAGCGTCACCGCCCATCGGCTGCGCCAGCGGACGGATAGCAAGTTCAACCGCCGATTTGTGGAAAGCCACGTTCGCAGTGAAGTTGCCGCCAACAGTGACGGCAGTCGCCGAAGTGCCGATCGCAACACGCAAGCCAGGCTCGGCCAGCGTGACGACACCACCCGTCAAAGCCGTTGCAACGACATACTTGTTGGTATCGCCTGCAAACGTGATCACGTCGCCGGCGAGGATCGTGCCGGTGCCGGTAATCAGCGTGATCGCGGTTGCGCCAACTGCGTAGCCAGCGGTGTCAGTGGTGTAAGAAGCGCCTGTGCCTTTGGTTACCAAGCCGATGCCAGCCGATTCCTTCAGCATCAGGTTCTGCAGGTTCAGCAACTCGCCTTGGCGCAGGAGCGTCGAAGATCCGGCTTCGTTGACCTTCTGCAGTTGCGCGAGGTTGCGCATCTTCGTGCCGGCAGTGGTATTGATGATCAGGCTGGCTTGGCCATCCTTCACCGGGCAACCGTTATCCACCAGAATCTGGCGAATCTCGGCCACTTCGTTGAAGTTCGAGCCGAACGGCGTGGTGCCGGCAGTGCCGAATGCGCGGGATGCGTTCTTGCGGACTTCGTTCCACAGATCCACCTCGATCTGATTCACGATGGCGCGCATTGCCTGCGTGATCTGGTCGCCATAGATGGTTTCGAAGCCGGAACCATTGTTGACGTGCTTGATGTCTTCACCAGTCCAGGGGATTTT